ACATAGTTAACACTTCAACGCAAGAAACAATCTTGGTACTAAGTACCTTACTGTTTCTTTAGGAGAAACAATATGGCACGGAGCTAGTGGTGGCGCTTCTCTAGCCTGCTTGCTCCTTGCACATAAAAGCCCCGGGCCCGGGGATTGATATGGCGAGCCAGGTGTGGTATCTTTGTCTCGCCAAAGAAAGAAGCAAGAGGCATCATATGGAGTTCCACAGACTGGCAGAAGTGTTTCCACTCCTGGAAGGAAAAGAGTTTGAAGGCCTGTGCCAAGACATAGCAGACAAAGGCCTTCTAGAACCAATCTGGACGTATGAGGGGAAGATACTTGACGGCAGGAACAGGTATCGTGCCTGCTTAGCGGTTGGTGTTGAGCCGCGTTACCGTGAGTACACCGGAGATGATCCTGTCGGCTTCGTCATTTCTCTTAACCTGAACCGCAGGCACCTAAACGAGAGCCAGCGTGCCGTGATTGCGGCGAGGTTGGCAACTATGGTAGGCACAACAGGAGGCCGTCCATCAAAAACCGCGCAAATTTGCGCGGTTACGAGGGATGAAGCCGCCGAATTGCTTAACGTGTCGCCGCGTCTTGTTACCGCTGTAAAAGCCATAGAACGTGAGGCGCCGGAGCTGATAAGCAAGATAGAGCGCGGAGAAATGACGGCGCATGAGGCGGAGAAAAAGGCGCGCCAGATGAAGAGGGAGAGGGAGAGGGAGGAGATGGCGAGAGAGGCCGAGAAGGTGAGGCCGTCAGAGAGGTGGAAGATATGGAACGCTGACATGAGGACGTGGAAGGCTCCTCGGCAGTACGATTTCATCATCACTGATCCTCCTTATCCTCGTGAATACTTGCCTTTGTGGGAAGCTTTGGCAGAGCGCGCAAGCGAGTGGCTCAAGGATGACGGCTTGCTGATCGCCATGAGCGGGCAGAGCTATCTAGACGATATTATGGAGATGATGACTAAGTACCTGGACTACTACTGGACGGCATGCTACTTGACGCCCGGGCAACCGACACCGCTTCGGCAAGTGCAAGTCAACACTACGTGGAAGCCTCTCCTAATGTTCACTAAGATAGGCTGCAAGTACCAGGGGAAGATTTTTGGCGATGTTTTTACTAGCAGCGAACGAGATAAGCGGTTTCACGATTGGGGGCAATCTGTTAGCGGAATGTACGACATTATTTCAAATATTTGCTTGCCCGGGCAATACATACTTGATCCTTTCTGCGGAGCGGCGGCGACCGGCGTGGCCGCGTTGAGGCACGGATGCTTATTCGACGGAGTGGAGATTGACGAGAATACAGCAAAAATCGCAATGACAGTTTTAAATGACTTCGAGAAGAAGGGATAGCCATTCTACTGAGTTCGGTTTGTGGCTTCGTGATCAGAAAGAGATTGACAGTAAGCTTGGATATATTGCCACAAACATAGACTACATATGGACGAACTACAAAACCGGCGAGTGGATGATCATAGAGGAGAAGAGGCGTGGAAAGGATTGTTCAGAATGGCAGCGCAAGATATTCAGAACAATCCACAAATCAGCGAAGCATGATCCTAAGTATAGAGGAATTTATCTTGTCCAGTTCGAGAATACAAGTCCTGACGACGGCAAGATATGGATTAACAAAAAGCCAGCAACTAAAGCTGATTTGATAAAACTATTGCAGTTCAAGCTTTATCAACCGTGATCAGCATAAGAGACGTCATAAAGATGCTCCCAGGAAGGGTGGAGCTTAAGCATAGAGGTGGACGCTCCTACAGCGAGGAGGTATTGTTTGCCATAAGCGTCTGGCGGTTTGTGACTGGCAACTCCATCAGAAGCGCCATAAAGAAAGCTGTTAGGGAGCGAGTATTGCCACGAAAGATTTGCTACTCTACATTTTGGGAACGAGAACAGAACTTTCTTGGCCTAAGCAAAAACTTCTCAAAAGAGATTGCGTCTAACGTTAGGTTTGCAAGTTGGTCAAAGCTTGACGAGGTGTTATGTCTAGTAAGCAAAAGGATAAAGAAAGCGGGCTAGAAGTTGCGAAGCTGGAGAAGTGCTTAAACGACTCGTTTGAGGTTTGCGTCCAGCTGCTCGAGACGCTAGAGGAGCCGAAGGAAATCTCCAAGATCATGTATGCTGTTTCTTACCTGGTAAACTCAGCTGTCAAATACCTAGATCACCGAGATGTTCGCTCCCGCCTAGATGAAATCACGGAAGCAGTTGAAGAATCTGGCGCCGCTGATCTGGCCGAGAAGATAGAAAGCTTTGTGATAGACTTTAACAAAGCAAAGAGTGGAAGGCCTTCGCGCGCTGAAGGTGGAAAGTACAAGAAACCATTGTAGATGAGAGGTTAACATGGCAAAACCAAAACTTGGCACTGGTGCCCGTTTCAAAGCGCTTAAGAATAAGTTGGCGGCAAAGGGAGCGATAAATCCAGCGGCATTAGCGGCATGGATTGGGCGCAAGAAGTACGGGAAAGAAAGGTTCCAGAAACTTGCGGCTAAAGGAAGGAAGAGCTGATGCCGTTCAAAAGCGAGAAGCAAAAGCGCTTATTCGGCATGTGTGCGGCAGGAAAGATCAAGGATGGTTGCCCTCCGCGGAATGTCATAGACGAATTCTTTGAAGCTGAGAGAAAAATGAAAGGCAAGAAAGGAAAAGGGAAAGGGAAAGGCAAAGGCTGCTGAGTGAGTCGGCATAAGATATTCTTTCCTAATCCAGTCCAAAAGCGATTCATAGAAAGCCGTGGGATTGCAGACCTGTTCTGCTCAAGGATGGGCGAAGGCAAAACCACGGCTTTAGTTATGTCTTGCTTTTATCACACGCTCAATAACCCAGGAGCCCATTGGGTAATCATTAGGGAAACTTGGCAATCCTTAAAGCGCACAACATACGAGGAGTTCTTACGATGGTTTGAGCCTTATGTAGAAACGAAGCAGGAGAACTCCTCTTCTGCTGTGGCGGTCTGGAAGAAGCCGCTAAAGGGGAAAGTCTGGTTCATTCCTGCCGACAGCCCAATGGATTCCGGCAAGCTACAATCGCTGGAGATAGCTGGAGTTGGAATAGATGAGGCTGTTCCAGTAGGAGCGTCTGGTGGCGTTTCTGAAACCGTCTTCGACATTATGTTGGGAAGAAGGCGGCAGAAAGGAATGAACTGGATGGCTTGCAAGGTAGTATGCAATAATCCATCTCCACAGCACTGGGTCTATAAGCGCTTTATAGAAACTCCAATTGAAGGATTCAACGTCTTCCAGACTGACGCGCCAGAAAACATTAGGAACCTCCCGCCGTCCTATTACGATGAACTTAAAGCAGTCTGGGCGCATAGAAAAGACTTAATCCGTCGCTACGTGCAAGGGGAATACTGTGCCGTCTACGAGGGGGAGCCGGCTGTACCGACGTTCGATGTAGAGAAGCACGTTTGCGAACCTGACAGCATGCCTCCGCTGGATAGGTCGAAGGAGGTTATCGCGCTTTGGGATGCTTCTATGCATCCTGCTCTCCTAATCTGCCAAATCCATGGCGGCAAGTTGTATGTGTACGATGAATTCTTTGGAACAGGCATAGGAGTTTATGAGCTAATCAAGGATCATATGAGCCCCCAATACTTTGGCCTCAAGTTTAGGCATATTGGGGATGACACGATGACAAGGATGGAGCAGTCAAAAGCGTACGCGGCGGATAGAGCAAACTGCGCGGCGAATGTAATCATAAAGCTCCTAGGAGGAACATTCACTCCAGGCGCTCATTACATTCACACTCGGCTAGAAGCGATCCAGATGGCATGCTACGATGGCGATGTAATAGTTTCCAAGAACTGCCGCTATTTAGTCGAGGCACTAGCAGGCGCTTGGTCTTTGGTGGACACCAACAAGAAGAAAAGTCATCCTTATTCTGACTTGGGGGATGCGCTTTCTTATGGTTGTAGCGTTGTCTTTGTTAACAAGCTAATTAGAAAGGCGCATCGTTTGGCTTCGGCAAAACAGAATGTTTATACTTTCAAGAATGCAGCCTCCTATTCCAGATAAAGACCCGTTAGACTATACTATTCTAACATACGCATGGGTAATATCACTATCCGTGTTTGGTGGCTTCGCAAGCTTTATCATAAAGATAAAGGAAGGAAAAGTAAGAGCATTCAACATAACAGAGCTTGTCGGAGATTTGGTTATAAGCGCATTCACTGGTATAATAACTTTCTATCTATGCCAATCAGCTGGCTTTGGGAATACATTAACTGCGGCACTGGTTGGAATATCCGGCCATATGGGCGGAAGAGCAATCCATATGTTTGAAAGGTTTATGGAGAATCTTGTGGGCGGCAAGTGATAACATCAGTCTTTCTTTGTGTGTTTTCATTTGTTCTTCTGCTCATCTCAGACAGAGACCCGTCTGTATTAGAGCCGCTTGAAATGTTTTCTTATGCGGTAATGCTTTATGGTTCAGTAAATCTTTTGGTTGACATATTTTGTGAAGAAGAAGATGAACGACAGGATTGAGAAAGCGATAGGAATCATATTGGCTATAATCTTTCTTTTTCTTTTTAGCTCACTTGCGGTGTCTTCGATATTCATTATCGCAAATGAATTATTATAGCTCTCCGCCGTCTAACTACTCGACTGGTTTCGAAGGTATTTGCCAAAACTGCGGCAAGTATATAGGGAACTATTCTGTATACTACTCTAACGTTTGCGAAGATTGCGAGGATGCTTTAACAGAAGCTGCTCAGCAATCAAGAGCATTAGTCTATAGGTTTGGTGCCTATGCAAAAAGAAAGAGAGATATTAGATTATATTGACGTATGTTATAGGGAATCCGAGGAAGCAAGAAAGAAGAGGAAAGAGAAGAACAAGATTAATGTAGAGGCATATAACTCTTGCTTTCCTGATGACTTCTTAGAAGGAAAGTCAGAAGATCAATCTACACAGTTTATCCCCAAAACATTCGTTGCCGTAGAACGCCTCTCCAAGTTCATCATTAAGGCGATAACAGACGCCGGCAACGAATTCTTCACTGTAGAGACTGGCAAGGTAGACATTGATCCAGAAATAGCTAGGGCTTTAATCTCCGCTTACCTAAGCCACATTGGGCCTAACGGCGAATCTTTTCTGGAGATAATAGAGAGGTGCATTAAGTTTGGGCTTTTGAAAGGAGAGATGGTGGCGAAGGTAACTGGCGCTATCTCTCCAACCACGTTGGTTATGGCGGAAGGGAACCAAGAGATAGAAGTCTTTAGGCCAACCATTTCCGCGATTGATCCGGATTTCTATTTTCCTGATCCGACTGGGCGTGGGCTTTACGAGATTCAGGAGATAGAGCAAGACTGGTATACGCTTAAAGACCTAGCTAAAGCAGGCGTTTACAAGAAGAAAGAGGTTGATGAGCTAGGAAAGGGAGAGAAAGAGTATAGGAAATCTATCAAGCTTAAGGAAGTCTATGGAATTTTCTTAAGCAAGGATGGAGAGCCAATCAAGCGCAATGCTATTGCGGTTTGCGCTGATGACCGCTTGCTTCGTTTTGAGGACAATCCTTTCTGGCACGGAGAGTCGCCTTTCGTCTACAAGCGCATTACTGTTCCAGTAACGGAAGAATCCATTCCTGCTATCCTGGACGGCCCAGTAGGCCTTAACTTTTGCATGAACGAGCTGTTTAACTTGATGTTAGATTCTGCCGTTCGTGCAAACATTGGAGTGAATGCTATTCACCTTGGCCTTTTAGAGAATCCTAACGACATTATCGGTGGCGTCAAGTCTGGAAGCACAGTCCGCATCCGAGCGGATGCTCCGATTGGTGCGCGTGTGGTAGAGCATATGCCAATCGGCGAAATCAATCCTCTGACGCTCCAAATGTACGGCGTCCTGGAAAGCCTATTCGTAGATTCTTCGGTGTTGACGGATATAGCCATTGGTAGAGCGCCTCCGAAAGAAGCTACCGCCACGGAGATTGTGCAGCTTACTCAAAGCCAGTCTGTTTTGCTGGCTGGCTTTATCCTCTCGGTAGAGGCATTCATTTCCAGCATCCTACGCAAGCTGTGGCTAATCCTGATGCAAAACCTAGAGTTCTTGAAGACAGACGATATCATTTCCGCGATTGGGCCAGTACAAGCGATTAAGCTTATCCAGATGTCTCCTGAGGAGCGATTCCAAGCATTCTCTGGAATTGGCTTGACAGTGAAAGGAATTTCTGACCTGCTGAGGAGAAACAGCGATATCCAAAAGTACACTCAGTTTATGGCAACGTTCCTTTCTTCTCCTGCGCTAGCACAGGCATTCCTAACTCGCTTCGACATGTACAAGTACATGTTCAAGCTAGCAAAGCTCTATGGCATAGACATAAGCGACGTCTCTATGTCTCCGCAAGATCAACAGGCAATAGAGATGATGGCGTCTCAATCTATGCTTAGCGGCGCAGGAGCTCCTCAGCAGCAGGCTAAACAGTCACAACAGCAACAGGTAGGTGCTAATAATGTCATCGGAGCTCAACAATAGGATAAAGGATTTAGCAACCTGGTACTATTATCATGAGCCTCACATAGAGGATATTAACAAGAGGCTTGAGTTTTACAATGACACCATATCAACGCTTATAGAGATAGCGGCAATAATCGCGAAAGATATTCAAAAGCTTGAAAACAAGCCACAAAAAGATGAGGTTAAGCTTTTGATTCCAAAAGGAATAAGATTACATGAGCCTATCAAATTATGATTCAACATCCAACGTTAGAGTCAGTAACGTGCAACATACTTGAACACCATGCAGAAAAGATTGAGAAGTCAATCATTGATGAAATAGTAAGAAAGGAGAATACGTTACCAATAGCAGAATATAAGGAACTGATTTACCATAAGATTTGTCTTATAATTGCGCTTAGGAAAGTTATAAGTAGTTTGAAATCTTCGATTATTAACAAAGGGCTTGAATCATGAGTGAAGAGTTAGAATTTAACGAAGAAGAAGAGAAAGTAGAATCTGAAGGGAATGAGGAAGGTAAGAGCAAAGAGGATTTAAAAGCCGAGCTTGAGGCGCTTAAAGCTAAGTTTGATGCCATGCTCGCCATGATGAGCAATTTCCAGCAACAGCAACCAGCGCTTAATGCTCCTCAAACTCAATCGCAGCAGATTGCAAGCCTTACTCCTGAACAATTAGAGGAGTACAATCGGAGGTTTTTGGAGAATCCGGTTGAATCTGTCGCGAAGATTGCAGACGAGGTCAAGAAGCAAACTGAAGCCGAGCTAAGAAGGAAAATCGAGGAGGAGCAACGTGCTGCTCGGTTTTGGACGCACTTTAGAACTTCGCATCCTGAGTTTAAGGACATTCCTGACGACGTTTTCGCAATTATCATTCAGAAAGACGCTGGAATCATCGCATCGATGAAGAAAGAAGAGGATATCTCGCGCCACTTAGAGAAGCGCGCATGGGAACATTTAAAGGAAATGGCCGAGTACTACAAGAAAGCAGCATCCGAGAAACGGAAACCAGCTGTTTCTGATACCGGCGGCACCCCATTTGGTAGCTTGTCTTTCACTACTATGGAGGAGAGGCTGCCAAATACTAGCGGCTCTTTGGCGGATTACATTCGCTCAAAGAGGGCTAAGATGTTTGATGTTCATTAACTGTGGAGGAAATGAGTAGATGGCTGCTTTTACTTGGGAATTTGACGTCCCTTCTGGAACCTGGAAAAACAACGCCTTAAGCGCTGAGCTAAGGCGAGCCGCAATTGCTCAAGTCACATTCGCCGAGCATGTTCGCACTGAGAAAGCGTTTGGGCGCAAGTCTGGTGAGAGCGTTACGCTGGCGCGGGTAAAGGCTCTTGATGAACCAACCACGGCTGAGTTTGGTGAGAACCAGCTCATTCCGGAAGACACCTTAACGCCTGCGGTGACTTCTATCACCGTCAAGCGCTTAGGGCGGGCTGTGGTGTTTAGCGAGGATGTTCAAATCCTCTCTAAGTACGACATGGAAGACCCGATCCAGTCGCTTCTGCGCGACCAGATGAGCTTGGTGCTGGATACGATGGCCGCCACTGCATTTAAGCAGACGAACATCAAGGCCTCTTTAACTGGCGCAAGCTCGATTACTTTCTCCACCAACGGCACTGGCGCTCCTTCTACGGCTGCTTTCTCTCTCTACCATCTGGAAGAGCTGAGGGACTACCTCTACGACGACATGAAGGCGCCAATGATTAACAACGACCACTATGTCATGATTGCTCGCACTAAGTCCGTCCGTGG